CGGGTGGCTAAAGACCATTCGAGTTGCATGAATGGCCAGCGCCTTCCGTACAACGGAAAAGCCGGTGCTGCCGATGAACTATTGCCAGGGACTCTCACGAGTTTTACCTTAGTTCGTCGACGATAGGTGAACTCTACGCGGTTATCCGCCTTGGCGGAACGACCTCCACGTAAAGCTCCGTACATCTCCGTAGCACTACTAGGTCGACGAAGGTCAGGAAGACCAACTTCGATTAATTCGTGCCATGTCCAGCGTTGAATTGCCCGATCCCACGAGGCTGACTTGTGAGCCATAAAAACATCTAAGGCTACAGTAGCAGCACCCATGGCGGGCCCTTCTTGCGGGCGGTATAGCCTCTCCCCGTCAGGGATTGGGCTTAAGATGACATCCAGAACTGCCTGAGGGCAATCCGGGTGTCTATCCACTATACCATTGAAGACCTTGTAGATATCAGCATCCGATTTTGGGATGAACTCAAGGTTGTACGGTCGTACAGGAACACCTAAAAAGAAATCTGCCCCACAGCTCTCCCTAAACGGACCATGGATGAATGTTTTATCCACGTTCTGAGTGAAGCCCATATATTTCAGGACTTCTAACAATAGGAGGGCTGCACGCTGGTGTACAATGATGTCGTCGCCGTAGACTCTGAAGTACGAGTCACCAGTCACAACACCAACAGCGTATGCCAGGGACGCAAAAATCAGCGTCTCCAGCGGGAAACAGAACCCGTTACCCATGCTCGTGAACTTGTGATACCTCCCCGACCCCCACTCACTTTCGTAAGATGGTGATCTGAGGTTGTTCAAGAGGTCGAACCAATCATGTGGCAGTAGATCTGAGACGACACCGATGCTAATGGTGTCTGACGCACTGCGTAGATCGATCGTAGAGTAAGGATTAAAACCCCCAAGAGATCCAAGCCTAGCAAGCTCGGAGTTACTCTCCTGGTCCTCAAGGTCCAACCCAAATCGACGTAACCGTCCCCGAAGGAACAGATCGACGCCTTTCTGGATGTAACCGTTGAGTAAAGGTTCTATCGCAATGGTCCGATGGACCGTTGCTGTTTTTGGCACCATGATGATTTTATTCGTGCTCACGTACTTCGCCTTTTCGTCGATTCCAGACAAGAAAACATCTGGGTCGACGCAGAAGATACTCCGTTGTTGGAGCAACTCCCATATGAGAGGATTCCCACCCATAGCGCACTTAACGTAAGGCAATGCAGTAGGCGTCACTGTCCATGTCTCCCCTTCTAGCTTTGCGGCTAGGTGGGTTGCACATCCGTGGACGCCAATCGATGCACCCGGTCCGAAATCACATCCTTGGTAGATTTTTTGCATGTCAGGGGTTAGCCCGATCACACGCACAATCCACTCCCTTGCCAAAGCTCGAAGTTCTGAGTGAGGCTCGCGGCCACTACGTTTCTCAGCCTTAAAACGCTGATTCACGCGGCGGCAGCGATGTTCGGCTGCCTGGAATTTCTCCCAGGCGGCCTTCTCGGGATCAAGCATAGGATCCTCGAAAGGAGCCTTCTTGCAAAAGGACGCTAGCTGGTTCATGAGCAAATGTTCGCTCGGATTAGCATAAGTCTTTGCGCTAATCGAACCTGCTAACTTGACTGCACTGCCAAAAGAACCTGAAATCAGGTGACCAGACATCTGGTCGGCAATAGGATCTTGTATTTCATAAGACCGGACGAAAGCGTCAAAAACCCGGGACAGGTATCTCCGTGGATTCTTGATTCGATTCTGCCCTTGCGGGCTGAGACGACGTGAAGGTTTCATTGCGATTCCTATCTTTTGTGATCACCATACCAATCGTCATTGCGACGATCAATATTACAAGGAGGACTTGGTTACCACTCATTTTAGTAAGTGATGTCGAGTTTCTTGAACACGGAGGTCGTGCCGGCAACTTCAAGCGCCAGTACATCCTTTCCGTCGGTGAGCAACGCTGTGATGTCCGAGTCACTCATACCAACCGGCAAGGAGCCGGAGATAGTGAGGATGGCATCCGCAGTAGTGCCGTCATCCAATGTTACAGTGCGAGTGAGCTTCTCCTGGGGTTTGGCAACCCCGGCGAATCCCTTGACCGGCTTGGGGTAGACGCGTTTGATCTCGAGAAAATCTGAGACCGACAGCGTGTTCGCCGGGCCGGCGTAGGTGATAGCATCCGCTGTAATGCGGTCTTGGTTGTACGATTTGGTACTTACGGTAATAGACATTTCGACTATTTTCCTTTAGTTAATTGTTGAAGGAAGAGACTGATGGCCGATACAGTGGGCGTGCGGTTAAGCGATAGGTTTAATACAAAACCCATGCCGCTTCCTGGTATCATAGGGTAACGAGTGTAAGTCTCATAAATACACCTGTCACTGTCTTGGCAGTGGATTGTTTCTTCCCAGGGAGCCGTCGTACGCGAATCAGTAATGGTCCGCGTAAGAACCTGCTTCCTGGTTATAGACACCCATTGCGTCAGAAGGTCATTAGTACAGAGAGCCGTGAGACCGGAAACAATATCTCCGACGTTGGCAATCCAATCAAGAACAAAGGACCATGGAAGAAGCTCCCAGGCAGCAGCTGGTATATCGGCAAGCCGTACACCAAGTGAAGCACCGAGGGACTCTCCTTTAAAAGCGTATAACACGCCGGCCCGAACAATCACATCTTCAACCACATCAATACGATAAGGGACTTCCAAGAAGCCCGAAACGGCATATGCTGTGGAGAACGACGAATCGCTGCTCGTCTGAACACCCCTCGCCGTTTGGCGTAGTACCTCGGGGTGTTTGAACACTAATGCTTCAAGTATACCTTCGATGTCATGCAGGAGGGGTTTAACCCCAAAATTAAATGCAAGCATCTGTGAAGCTAAGGCACCAATAGCAGCGTTACGATTGATCTGCCATTTAGTTGTATAACCGTACCCTTGGCGTTTTTTGCCGATCTTCAGCTTCCCGTAGGTCTTTTGGACCTTTAGTGGCTTTGCGAAGAACTTTGAAAGGGCACCGAAAGGATGCCTTAGTAAGTCGATCGTCTGTTGCAGCTCGCCGACGAAGGCGAGTCCCTGCACGACGGGGCTGTTGACATTGGCCATCGCTTTGGTTATAGCGGCGGTTGTCATAGTTGACACGGGTACTAGCTCTGCCGGGGGTTCAAAACCCAACGGTTCGAGCCAGAGACCCATGCCCCAGGTAGCTTCCCCTTTGTACACGCCGCCAGACCCTGCAGCTGGGAATTGATGTCCCCAGCCGGTCTTAGCGACGATAGAAAAGGTACACTTTTTGGATGAAACAGGCGAGTTAACTAACTGGCCTGCTGCGCTCATTTCCCTGTACGCGGGGGTAACGCGGTCAAACATATTCCGATAAATGCCGAGACGTGCACCAGCTATGCTGGACACGGTTGAGGCACCGTCCTTGACATACGATGTGTATGTTTCAGGGCTAATGGAGGTATCGTCGGACTCGCGGAACCTTTCGTATGGTACTTTAATAGTGCGCATAAAACATCTCTCCCAGCGACTTAGGTTACTTGAAGGGATCACAGTGGCATTGCACCACGATGTCACCTGGACGACCTCACGGTCGTCCCAAAGGGACTCCACCTGTTAGGATACTTGGATTATCGATTTTTGACCGGTGATTAGCCGGGATGAGGATCGTGCAAGTAACACCAACAGGG